TAGGTCTGTTGTCGCTTCAGCAAGTTCGTCCTCAACTTGGTTATAACGATCCGTCATGTAGACTTTTGTATGGCCTAGCGCCTGGCTTAATTGTTCAAGTGGAACTCCTGCAATAATGCTTTGAGTTGTGAAGAAGTGGCGCATCATGTGGGGTGTTACATGCAATCCTGTCGCTTCATTTACTAGATTGAAATTTCTATTTAACTGGTTTGGATTGATGAGACCACCTTTTTCGTTCAGGGTGATATAATCTTTTTGTTGTTCCTTGATAATTCCTAACTTTCGCTTAATCTTAGAAGCTTCAGCTATCAGATAATAGATCAGGTCTGTTCCGATATCATCAAGGCAGACATATCGCTCTGAATCCTTCGTTTTAAGCCCTCCTTTCCCTTTCAAGGTTTGGTTACTTCGGCTGTCTCTAAGATGCAGTATAGCCCGTCCGCTGTCGTTCTGAGTGATGTCCATTGGACGCAATCCAAAGACTTCCCCTCTTCTCAGTCCAAAAATGGTAAGATAGGTCAGAGCATAGAATTGCTTTGGCATAATCTCTTCTGCCTTTGCTATCCAAGTCTTAAACTCTTTGAGAGTCACTTTCTTGTTAGCTGCAGGAATATCACTCTGGCCAATAAAGACACCTTTCAAGCGATTTGAGAGCAGATTCCCATTTTTCACGGCATCATTCAGCAATGCCATAAAGCTGGAATTAAGGGTTTGAACAGTGTATCTGGTATGGTTCTGCAACTTTTCAGTGATAAAGAGTTCATACTCATTTCTATCCAAATTTTTAAGCAAGGTAGAACCAAACTTTGGCTTGATGTGGTTCTTGTAGAGATTGTCATTGAGGTAGTAGGAAGTGTCATTCCAGCGCCCTGTTGACAATCTCTTTTCAGAATAAATATCCCAATACTGATCAAGAGTTAGATTCGTATTGATACCTAATTCCAGGTCTTGGATTTGTTGCTCAATCTCTGTCAAGGCTGCACGAGCTTGTGGAAGAGTTGTGAGACCACTTTTAGTAATCTCTTTCTTTTTACCATGAAAATAGAAAGAGCGTCTGATATAATATCGCTTACCTTTAGCAGTCTCATAGTAATAGATATTTGGGTATTTTGTTTTATTATATTTCATTGTATTCTCCTTGTTTATCGGCTTCTGGACAAGGTCTAAACATTGAGAATATTGACATCACCCCTTTCATGGTGTAAAATAGGGTATAGAAAAGAAGCCTTTTTAATGGCTGATTTTTATACAGGTTAAGCTTCACAATCAAACTTTGGCGAGGGTGATTGTGGGGCTTTTTTGCTATTTTATGTTGAATATTTTCATTTTACCCTTATGCTCACTGGCTATCTGAGTTTTATCTTTATCAGATACATAGACGAGTAGTTCAGGAATGTCTTTTTGTGCATCAATTTTATAATCTTTTTCTTCGGCCCATTTTTCAAAAAGAGTGTTTTTAGCCTTCAGAAATTCATTTGTGATATAAATTTTTCGACTAATACTTTCATATTTCCAACCTTCTCCAAGTCTTACAGAAACAAATTTATCATCTCCACCTGGGATAAAATCAACTTTTTTTCCGTTGTCAAAAATTTGAGCATTATCCTTAAAGTATAACGCAAAATCCTCACCTAAACTTTTTGTCATTTTAAACTGATTATTTTTAGAAGATTGTTGCTTCGTAATGGCATTTACTCCACCAATCGCTAAGATAATAACCAATATCCAAAACCAGAATTTTTTATAAAAAGGTTTATAATCTTTTTCCTTTTTCATAACATCTCCTTAAATTATATTTGCTAAATTATAATATTCCTCTTTTACCATGATTTCATTTGTCATGGTTTTTAGATTGTAGTAAGACATGAATTTGAGGTAATCAAACTCTGTGGGGTCGTCTAAGCTTTCTAGCGCATCTTTTACGAGATGATGGATCATATTCCTATCAGCTTCGTTTTCACATCGTAGGCGAGCGTTCTGGTACTCTGAGCGTGTATGGTCCTTGTGTCCCAGTTCATGAAGCAGGACCTTAACCCTCTCTTTTTTACTAAGTTTACTCGACAGGAAAGCTGTATTGGTTTCTTTTTCGTAAAATCCAAGTTCGTCAGGCATCAAATCTCCATCAAAATCGATAATACGAATCTGAAAATGACTTATAATTTCTTTTTCAGTCACTAAGCAATACCTCTAATCACCAGCTTCCTTCAGATAACCTTCAATGATAGACTGGATGATTTTCTTCTTTTCATCTGTTAATTCTCGACCGCCAAACATCATGACATTAGATGCCATTTCTTCAACATTTAGGGTCTTCCCTTGCCAGCTATACTCTTTTGAATCACCAGCAATAGTAGGATTATCCGTGCGACCAAGTAAATAGTCTGCACTTACATTAAAGTAATCAGCTATTTCTTTTAAAACTTTTGAACTCGGATTGCTTCTTTTTAATCGATATAAAGTGTTAGTTCCATAACCAAGTTTTTCTTCCAAAACATTTATAGAAATCCCCTGTTTGTCAGCTAATTCCTTTATTTTATCGAATGCTACGAACATTTTTTTAGAACCTTTCTAAGCAAACGAAAAATAATTTTAAAATATTTGTAGAAAATAGTTGACATATTTAGTCAAATGTTTTAAAATAATAATCGTAAGCTAAAGAGTTAGCGAATAAGACAACTAAAAAATAAAGCCTAGTAAACTGATTGGCGTCCGTTTTCTATAGGTAAACCTTACTTTTAGTAGGTCTTTTCTCTATGTTTTCATTTTAAAACATTTGACTAGAGTTGTCAAGAAATTCGCTAACTTTTTAGATAATTTTTTAAAAAGGAGGTCAGGTATGAACGAAGAAGACCTGAAAGAATTATTGGAACTCTTAGCGACAGATTATGGGCGAGGGTATCTAGATGGAGTAGTTGGGGGACTTTCAATGCTTTTGAAAATTTCAAAAGAAGCAGAGAAATATAGAAAGGAAGAAAATGAGTAAAGAACTAAAGATAATCAAGACTAAAATCAAAAGTCGTTTGATTGAGCTTGATATGACTCAAGCTGAGTTAGCAAAACAAGTATTTGTCGCACCATCAGTTATTTCAGAGCTTCTGAAGTATGGAAAAGGAAGTGATTATGTGAAAGAAAAAGTCACAGATGTTCTAGGAATTGAGAATCCTTGGAGAAATCACTGAGAGGTCCATACATGCAAGCAAAAATAATACTGAATTGGCAGAAGAAAAATCACCAACTTAGTCAGATGATGATCGATAGTCTTGAGGGACTAGATGTTTGGGAAACTATTTTAACACTAGGGAAAGTAAGAAGAGGAACATTATGAACAACGTAGCGCAAAAAGTAACACGGATTGATAAAGATGCCTGGGATATTGCTACAGAACTTGCGAACGAGTACGGAGTATCTATTTGTCACATCATCAGCGAGAGCGTCCGCTATTGTGCAGAAAATGCTGAGTTTAAAGAAGTTGACGTTGTGGTTAAACGTTTATCTGTTGGTGGTAAAGTGCTGGAGTAGGAGGATAGAATGAAAGAAATTGAAAAAAAAGCCCTCAACGATGTTTTGAGGACAATTATACTTATAAACGGGAAGATTGAAGAAATTGCTGAAATTCAAAAGCAGCAGGAAATACTTATTTCTTATCTTCGTGGGATGATAGCAGGTTCTGAATCTGAGTAAACCTATCTTCAGAACGTTTAATTACTGACTGATAATCAAATTGTGGTTGTTTAAAATCCAAACTATGCGTATGCAAGAGAGAAGAATAAGGCTGTTGCTTTTCTAACAGATTAAGTATCTTGTTTAGCTTTTTGGTCAAATTGTCATTGAGGTCATCAAGAGTAAGGCTTCTTTCGGCACGACTCTCAGGCATTTCAAAGTTTTCGAAACTTTGCATCTTAGCTTTAAGATTACTTTTAGATTCTTCTATTTTTGATACGTCTGTATCGTAGAAAACGGTACGGGTCGTCATAACATCGAAAGGAAGTCTTTCTCCTACCTTTATGATTGGTACAAGAGGGAGTTCTCGGGCTTGCCTGAAACCTAATTCATAAAACGCGTTAGGATTATGTTCAGTCATATCTGCTATGACCATAGGGGCAGTTTTGAGGTAGTTTATAACTGTTTCGTTGATGTTATCTACCGCGTTTACGTGGTCAACACGTACAGGCTTATAACCAAGGTCTTCACAAACAGGGGCGATAAGATACTTATATACATTGTCAGCTCGCTCTCTGGTAGGTGTTCCAGATTCGCCAATGGCAGTTACAATAAAACAGATCTTTTCAGTCATATTTTCTCTCCAATCGTTTTTATTTCATTATACCAAATTTAGAAAGGAATATTATGAACGAAATTTTTAATTTTCACGGGCAGGAAGTCCGTACTTTGACAATTGATGACGAGCCTTGGTTCGTTGGGAAAGATGTTGCAGACATCCTAGGATATAGCAAGGCTAGAAATGCGATTGCTCTTCATGTTGATGATGATGACGCCCTAAAACAGGGCCTCACAGATAATTTAGGAAGGGTTCAAGAAACTATCATCATCAATGAATCTGGTCTATACTCTCTCATTCTTTCAAGCAAGCTTCCACAAGCAAAAGAGTTCAAGCGCTGGGTTACATCAGAGGTCTTGCCGGCTATTCGTAAGCAGGGCGGATTTATCCGTGAGGATCTAGACGAGGATGCCTTTATTGCTTTATTTACCGGACAGAAGAAATTGCGTGAGCAACAGGCGACCATGCTTGAAGATATTGACTATCTCAAGAGCGAGCAACCGATTCATCCAAGCTATGCTCAATCGCTACTGAAGAAGCGCAAGGCTCGGGTTGTGGCTTGCCTTGGTGGTACTGACAGTCCAGCTTATGCTGATAAGATTTTCGCTCAATCTGTCTTCAGGCAAGCTGAGATTGATTTCAAGGATCATTTTAATATCAGTCGCTATGATTTACTACCAAAGAAATTCGCAGAAGCAGCATTGAAATATTGGATGACTTGGGAACCAAGTACCAATACTAAGATGAAAATCATGAAATTGAACGCATTTGACGAGGTGTAGGAGGGGAAGAAGATGGACAATGTTCTACTTTCACTAACGGACTGGATTAAATCCATTATCAAGGACACGATCACAAGATTGGTTGAAATAGAAAAAGATAGTGACCACTATCCAGAGCTGATGGATGTGAGCACTACCTGTGATTTTCTAGGAATCAACTATGACACATTTTCAAATAATTATCGTTACATGAAGGGATTTCCTAAAGAACTCCCTGGTAAGAAATGGTCAAAAAGAGCCATCAAAGAATGGCTCTCTAATCAACTATAATAACTTTACTAAAAGGCTTCTGGACAAGGTCTTAGCAAAATTATTTGACTATATTATAGCACAAAAAGAGGATAAAAAACATGAACAATTTACAAATTATCGCAGTAGGCACAGTAGTATCAGTAGTATTGATTGAATCGCTGATGATGAATATCAAGCTTAAAATGGCAATGAGACAGAAAAAGAACATTCATTTTCAAGCGCCACAAGTTGAAAAAGGGTTTATCGACTTTAAAACAGGGCGACGTGTTGACATTGATCCTGTGACACGAAAAGAAACATTTGTGGATTAGTAGAGAAATGGAGGGGAGTAATGTCTGAAATCAAATGGATTAAGATTACGACTGACATTTTTGACGATGAAAAAATACGTCTTATTGATGCACTACCAGACCATGATGCCATTTTAGTTATATGGTTTAAAATCCTAGCTCTCGCTGGCAAACATAATCGCAACGGGCTTTTGATGATGTCAGATAAGGTTCATTACACTGATGAAATGCTTGCTACAATTTTTCAAAGGCCTCTAAATACTGTCAGAATGGCCCTGGGAGTCTTTGAGCAATTTGGGATGATTGAGATTATTGACGGTGTCATTACTTTGCCAAATTGGGAAAAACATCAAAATATTGATGGCATGGAAAAAATCAAGGAACAAACACGGAATCGTGTGGCAAAACACCGAGAGAAGCAGAAAAATCTTGCTCTTGGTAACGTTACATGTAACGTTACAGTAACGGACGGTAACGCACTAGATAAAGAATTAGATAAAGATAAAGATAAAGATATAGAGATAATTAATAATAAGGTGATGATTAGTTCCAGTCTCTCTGAAAATTTGAAACATAGCGGAATCCATCTAACCGATAAGTCACATCAACAGTTACTTGATTATGTGGGACTTGATGGAATGAGTTTCGATATGTTGAACCGTGCAGTCGAGAAAACTTCCGGATCACACAAACCTAGTTTCAATTATCTAATAGCCATTCTTGAAAGTTGGAAAAAGAAAGGCTTCACGTCGATTGAGCAGGTGGATGAGGATGACCGTAAATATAAAGAGGGTAAGTACTTCAAGCAATCAGAACAAGCAAAATCAAATGTTCCTGAATGGTCACAACCTAACTATGTGAATACTACGAGTGAGGAGACCAAGAAGGACCTTGAGCAAAAGAAGAAAGAAATGTTGGAAAGACTTGAGAAAGGAAAAAACTGATGTTTATTTTGAAACATGGAACAAAAGAAGAAAAACCGTACTTGATGTCTGCCAGTATTGGTGTAACTGGAATTGATATCTCTTTTTCAGAAGAGAGGGGAGCGATTCGGTTTGTTTCTCGTGCGGTCGCAATGCAGGTGGCCAAGGCACTGAGATCGTTTGGTAATTTTTATGTGATTCAGGTGAAGGGATGAAAGATATCAGAATACTAGATGCGTGTTGCGGCTCTCGAATGTTTTGGTTTGATAAACAAGAACCACATACAACATACATGGATAGACGTGAAGAGAAATTTGAGATTCACAAAAAGAAAATCAATGTTAAGCCAGATATTGTTGCAGATTTTCGAGATATGCCATTTGATGACGAAACATTCAATCTTGTTGTGTTTGACCCACCTCATCTTTTATGGGCTGGCCAGAAATCGTTCATGCGTGCGCAATATGGTCAACTAGACTTGTTGACTTGGAGGTTAGATTTACAACAAGGTTTTGAAGAATGTTTTAGAGTTTTGAAAACAGGTGGAACACTTATTTTCAAGTGGTCGGATGCTCAAGTAAATGTTAAGGAAATTTTGGAATTAGTTCCACAAAAACCACTTTTTGGGCAACAGCGTGGGACAACTCACTGGATGGCTTTTATGAAATTTTAGGAGGTATTGATGATTGAACTCTATTTCATTTACAACGGACACCGCAAGATGCTCATTGGGAGTTTTATCCACATACATGGCGCAATCAATGAATTAAAGAAACATCAAGCTAGTTACTCAGCTATCAACCATCCACGCTTTCGGAAAAGCATGAGTGGAGAAAACATCAGGATTGATTACGGAGCAGCTGATTGCTACTACTTGATTACGAAGAAAACGGAGGAGAATGATGGCTAAAGATATTTTAACGGATTTAGCATTTGAAAATGTACACAAATGTCTGGGAATTCCTGATTGGAACGAATCTGATGAAGTAATTCTTGTTAGTTTAGCTAATAAAGAACAAATTGAAGCAGATAAAAGTTACCGTTCGACTGAAAATTGTAATTATTTTGGCAAACGAATTTGTATTTTTTGTGAACAAGTGAAGAAAAATAATTACATCACGCTACATAAATCTATGTTAGAAAAAATTATTAAGACAATGGAATCATTTAAAGAAGTTGAGGAAAAGTAAGATGAATACAAAAATGAATTTGGAAGAAAAGGTTCAACAGTGGTTTGTTGACAGAAACCTACATGAAGCAAATCCAGTTAAGCAGTTCTTGAAGTTGATGGAAGAGTCAGGAGAATTGTTTGAAGGTATCGCAAAGGATAAATCTGAACTGATTTATGATGCGCTTGGTGATATTCAAGTCGTATTGATTGGACTTGAGCAACAAATTAAGAACGGTGCTCAGATTTCAGCCAATCAACAGGAACTTGAATTGTTGCTGATGGTGTCTAGTCTGGGTAATATCGCTCAGAAGCTATACGCTCATATCTGTCATAATGAGACACAAATTCCTTTAATCAAAGCAGATTTGATGTTTCTTGACAGTGTGATCAGTACGGTCTCATTTTGCAATGGCACTACAGCTGAAAGTTGCTTAGAAGAAGCTTATGAAGTCATCAAGGACCGCAAAGGTAAGATGATTGATGGGGTGTTCGTTAAAAAGGAGGATTTATAAAATGAAAAGATTAGGAATTATTATTGGTGTATTACTCGTAACAATTATCTCACCGTTTGTTGTTCAATTTGGTTGGAATGAGATTGTAACGACAATCCTCCCTGTCGGAAAGATTTCGTTTTGGCAAGCTTTAGGAGTAGATGCTTTACTAAGCTTCATAAACCCAACAATCTATAGTGATGAAGAAATTTTAAAAAAACTTACCCAGGCAATTTCAAAGATTATATATTTTGCATTTATTCTGTGGCTAGCTAGTTTGTTCATCTAAGGAGGATCTGCCAGATGCTTGAAATAAATGGCAAAAGCCACGAAGCCCATATAATGAAACTCACAAAAGAAGAAGGAGATAGAGAATGATTGATCAAATTCAAAAAAAGATTCAAGGAATTTATGGCTGGACAGTTAAAAATGCTGAAATAATAGCGCCACCACATGATTTGCCAGATGCTGTTAAAAGTAGAGTCGCTTACTTTAGGGACATGGCTGAAGATGGCATGACATTTATGGGAATTATGGAGTGTATATTTGCTGACAAAAAGCCCGAAAGTTATGATTTCGGAGCTACAAAGGATTGGTTGCCGATGTCTCAAGAATTTAATGATTGGGTCGGTAACGCTTATAATATCGCGCAAATGGAAATAGCTGTATATCTTATTTATGGAGTTCGAAAAGAGGAAAACAATGATTAACAATGTCGTTTTAGTAGGCCGCTTGACTCGTGACCCTGAGTTGCGATACACACCATCAAAAGTCGCTATTGTAAATTTAAGCAAATTTCGTAGTTATTTTGAGGAGGTAGAGTGATGAGTTATGAGTGTTCGAACTGTGGTAAAGAACTCGAAGACGAGTTTCTGGTAGTACAAGAGAATCATGTTATTCTTGCGTTGTTTAATGATGTTGAAAATTGTTTCTGTAGTCAGGAATGTGTCAATGATTTCTTGATGATTGAATCTAAGTACTTATCAAATGGAGACATACCGTACGATGAAGAGGAGGTGGAGTGATGGAATCATTTGCTCACTATTTTAACAAGCACATTGCTAAAAAAATTGAATTAGATGATATTACAATCATTGATTATTATAGTCCAGAATATAATCTAATGCATAATCTAAGATATATTTTCGATAACAAAAATTCATCTCTAGCCATCACAGGTGATTTCGGTGAGTTGGTTGCAGTAAATTTTAATAATATGGGTAGTTGGGAAGATTTCTATAAGGATTTCACAAACAGCGCTGAATATTTTATTGAAAAAATCAAAGCATCTAGTCGAAATCTTTTTGTTTATGATGAAGATGAAGCTAAAAAAATTATTCTTGAGTATTTCTTTGATAATAAGCGATATGAAGACTTAGACGAAAATGATCGATATTATTTTGATGAACTATTTGAATATTTCGATGATCGGCATGGATTCAAACACATTACTGATACTGTTCGAGAATTCCTGAGTGAACAAGATTCAGAATACTATGAGACTCTTGAATTCGCTGGTAAAAAAGTGTCTGAAATAGTATTTCTATATTTGGATGCTTATAAAAGAGCGTATGAATCAATAAAAAAATGAGGAGGTGGAGTGATGAATCTTAGACAGAAAAGAAAACATTACAAATATTCTTATCGATATTTTATAGCTTACTATTCCGAGAATACTAAAGAATTTGTTATCCACTGTCCGAAAAAATATAAGAAAACGCTCAAGAAAAAATTAAAGGTTAATAAAACCTATGACTACGCTGAGTGCTGCAGAAAATATTTTCTGTTTGAAGAATATCACGGTGAGATGCCGAAATTTATGAGAATTATAAGAGGTGTAAGATGATACCAAAATTTAGAGGGTTATCCATTGACGAAAATAGCAAAGGAGAATGGCAATACGGACATTTAATTGAAGATAGAGGAAGAGCATTTATTATCAACGAAGTGGTAGAAGCTAACGAACAATACATTACTATAGGTTCTTGGTGTCCTGTAAATATAGAATCAGTAGGACGTTTCACAGGGATGTTTGACAAAAATTTACGGGAGATATACGAGAAAGATGTTTTTGGTACAAAAGATGGTTTGTTAAACGGAATTATCGAATATAGAGACGATTTAGGAATGTTTGTAAATAGCTTGATTAGATACAACAATTTTGAACGATTGTGTAGTGTGGCTAATTCAAGAGAAATCATCGGCAATATCTACGAAAATCCGGAACTTTTGGAGGTGGATAATGAGGATTAAAACAGAAAATGGATCAATCATCAATGTTAATAATATAAAACGCAGCATCACGATTGAAGGAATCGAGCTCGGTTCAGATTGTCAAGCGTTAGTATCTAAGCATCAAGACGGGACAGGTACGATCACTTTAGTCTTTGATGGCAAGATTATTTGAAATACGCAAGGAGATTTGAAAGATGCAGCTAAGATTGAAAGAACTTAGAGAGGACCTGTGTCTCTCTGTAGGACAGATGGCAAAAGAAACAGGTGTTTCACAAAATACAATTCATTTGTATGAGCGAGGTGGATATCCATCTATTAAGCAAATTGAAATGATTGCTAAAACCTATGATGTAAACCCTGCTTGGCTTGTAGGGTGGATAGATGACGAAATGATGCCTGGAGTCCAGGTCGTTGAAAAAGTGGTCTATAAAGAGAGCCCAACGGCAAGATTGCCGGATTATTTCAACAACAATAATGATGGTAAGCTTATCAAGTGGGTTAAAACCAAAAGATACATGGGAGGTAAGGTTTGGGCAAAAAGAATTTAACAAAATCACGGAGAGATTATCTTGAGTTTGAACTCGATGATAAATACCTGAAGATTGATAAACTTATTGGTCAGCGTAGGCATGAATTAGAACGATTGTACGAAGTGAAACATCTCACTGTTCCTGGTATTGATGATACTGGTGCAAGCGGAAGCGGCACGTTCGTAAATAGGTCTGAGAACCTAGCAGTTGCTTACGCAAGCGATCCGATGGTTTTAAGACTGGAAAACTTTCAAACAGCAATTTCCAAACTACTTGATGCACTTGAACCTGATGATAAAAAAATCTTTCATTTGAGATGGGGAGAACATACTAGATACGATTGGATTCAAGTTTGGCATATTATGGAGAATGGTGACACTGGGTATCTATACAGGCACAGTAAGCAGATTTACAGAAGACGTGAAGTCATTCTTGATACACTTGCAAAGTTATTGTTCATGTAACTTGTCAAAAAAAAGTATAGCATTGACAAAAAGAATATGATAGATTGATACTATCCAAAGCACTGAGAAAATCTTAGTGCTTTATTTTTTGTGAAAGGAGCAAAACTATGAATATTGTTGAACCGTTACGAGATAAGGATGATATACAAGCCATGAAGGACTATCTATCATCTTGGAATGAAAAGTATTACATGTTATTTCTCTTGGGAATCAATACAGGTTTTCGAGTTGGGGATATTCTCAAACTAAAGGTTAAAGATGTTCAAGGTTGGCACATTAAAGTTAGGGAACAGAAAACAGGGAAATACAAGAGCATTAAAATGACAAGGCCACTCAAGAATGAATTGAGGGAATTTGTCAAAGATAAAGAATTACATGAGTATCTATTCCAGAGTCGTGTTGGAAAGAATAAGGCGCTCAGCTATAAGACGGTATACTGGTTTCTTAAAAGAGCTGCTGAAGACTTAGGCATCGATAATGTCGGAACTCACACGATGCGAAAAACATTTGGCTATCATTACTACAAGAAGTACAAGAACGTTGCAGACTTGATGTCATTATTCAATCATTCAAGTCCAGCAGTCACACTAATTTATATTTGTGTGAGGCAAGATGAACTTGATACTAAGATGAGTAATTTTAGCCTCTAATATTTTTTTGATTTTTTCAACTATCCATAATGAGGAATTTTCTAGTTTATATTTTGAAGAGGGCCTGAAGCATTGTCTGTGCTAGTTTTAGAGTGTGAAACAAAATTGGATAAAATATAAGATATAACTAATTCAACAGGGATATTTTACATAAATTCAAAACCCAAAAATAAATCTTGTCAAAAAAAGATATAGAATTGACAAAATGAATCTGATATATTTGTATCATGAAAAAAATCCAGAGAGCAACCCTAGGCATGCTCTCTTTTTGTCGGAGGAGACCATGCTATGAAAGATGAAAATACATTTGATGGAATTAGTCTCGGAGTCGGTAGCACTTTAGAGATCCAACTCACGAATAATGACTTAGAACATATTGCAAATGGATATAAGGTGACTTTAAATATTAAGCCTAACGAGACTGTAAATAAAATCGTAATAAAGCCAAGTGTGGTAAATGATATTCTAAATCCGTTAATCAACTATGACAAAAAAATAGTAAGTGAAGCAGATTTAGAGATTAGACAAATTTCAAGAGAGATTGCAAGAAATAGTTTTGCATTCGGGTCAATGTAGTGGGCTTTAAAAATCCTAAACACTCAGACTGGTTCAGAGCTTGGCAGATTAAATTCTACAACTCGAAACCTTGGAGAACTCTGAGAAATAGAATCAGAAAAACAAAGCGTATGCGCTGCGATGTGTGTGGACGTTTAATTCATGGCAAGAGCATTGTTGACCATATTATAGAGATTGATGAAACTAATTATCAAGATGAGTCTATTACTCTCAACGAAGATAATCTGCAATTACTTTGTCTCGAGTGTCATAATACAAAAACATTTCAAAGTAAAATAAATTTAAATTTAGAAAATCGGAATATTAATTTATTTTGATTTTTTTATTTTTTGGATTTTTGATTTTTATCAGATCCCCCCTATTTAAAATTTTCACACACCCAAAATAATAACGGTGTCAATCCTCTTATATACCTCTCCCCCAAAAATGACGAAAATTGATACAAGAAAGGAGCATGATTTTGAAAATCAATGAAGTTTTAGAAAAGCTAGGAATAAGTCGTGCTACCCTCACCAGGTATCGAAAAAAGCTAGGCATATTTGAAGAAACTCGGTCGAATATCACAAAAAGTCAGTTCAAAGAGTTAGAAAAGCTGGCAAATCAACGGCAAAAGTATACAAGAGAAGAACGTGTTGAACTATCTCGTAAGACTTTCAAGTTGATTCCAAAAGAAAAAATGCTTGAAATCAATGACAATGATTCAGTAGGTTTGAAAAATTTAAAAACTCAATACAATCATAATCAAAAAGTGATTGAAAACTTCCAGCTGGAAATCAATAAAGTTATCAATGACGGTGAGCTACCTGATAAGTATTTACTTGATGGAATGGAAAAGTATCAAAAGCTAAACATGCAGATTATGTCAACGATTGAAAAGCAAAGTCCACAGGGTGATAGCCTCAAAGAAATGATTCAGGAGAAGTTGGCTCGATATGGTTGAGATGAGATATTTTGATAAATATGCTCAGCTGGTCTACTCAGGGAAGATTCGTGTTTGTGAACTTACGATGAAGTCGATTAAACGAGTAGAGAGATACAAGGAGCAATACATCTTTAAACAAGAAGAAGCTGACAAACGGATTGAGTTCATTGAGGAAGAGTGCAGCAATACTAAAGGTCTTGCTGGCAAGTTACGCTTGGCTTTGCCTCAGAAGGTCTGGCTAGAAACAACGTGGGGCTTTTATCATACAGTTGAAGTTACAAAAACAGATCCCGATACACTTGAAGAATATAAAGATTTTGAAGAAAGGCGTCTCATTCATGAGGTGCCTATTATTGTACCTCGAGGAACAGGCAAAACAACCCTTGGTTCTGCTATTGGTGAGGTTGGGCAGATTATTGACGGTGAGTGGGGGGCTGATATTCAGCTTCTAGCATACAGTCGTGAACAGGCTGGCTATCTGTTTAATGCTTCTAGAGCTATGCTGTCGAACGAAGAGAGCTTGCTACACTATATGCGTGAGGCTGACATACTACGGTCAACTAAACAAGGTATCTTGTACGAGACAACTAATAGTCTTATGTCAATCAAGACTTCCGATTATGAAAGCCTTGATGGTACTAATGCTCACTACAATATTTTTGATGAAGTGCACACTTATGATGATGACTTCATCAAGGTTGTGAATGATGGTTCGAGTCGTAAGCGAAAAAATTGGATAACCTGGTACATCTCCACCAATGGGACGAAACGGGACAAGCTTTTTGATAAGTATTACAACATCTGGGTAGATATTCTTGATGAAAAGATTGTCAATGATTCGGTCATGCCTTGGATTTATCAGCTGGATGATGTTTCTGAAATTCACAATCCAGATATGTGGCAGAAAGCTATGCCTTTACTCGGTATAACGACGGAGAAGGAGACGATTGCCAAGGATATTGAAATGAGCAAGAATGATCCAGCACAACAGGCTGAGCTGATGGCTAAAACATTTAATCTCCCTGTTAATAACTATCTTGCTTACTTCAGTAATGAAGAGTGTAAGGGTTGGTCAGATAAGTTTGATAAGAGTTTGTTTGTCGGAAATGAGGAACGGAGTGCTCGCTGTGTGCTTGGTGTTGACTTGTCGGATGTCAATGATATTTGTTCGGTCTCATTTATGGTCGTGCGTGGAGAAGAGCGTCAGTATTTGAACAAGAAATTCATGCCACGTCATACGATTGAAGGACTTCCAAAAGAACTGAGGGACAAATACGCTGAGTGGGAGCTTAGTGGACATCTTCATGTTCATGAGTTGGACTACAATGACCAAGCTTATATCTTTGAAGAGTTAAGGCAGTTTATGAGTGAGAATAGAATCTTACCAGTTGCAGTCGGATATGACCGCTGGAATGCAAAAGAGCTTATCCGCTTAATTAATGACTACTACGGAGATATATGTCACGACATTCCACAAACGGTCAAGAGCTTATCCAATCCTTTAAAAGTGTATAAAGAAAAAGCTAAGATGGGGAAAATCATCTTTGACGATCCTGTGGCAACTTGGAACCACGCAAATGTTCGTGTCAAGATAGATGCGAATAACAATGTATTTCCAAATAAAGAAAAGGCAAAAGAAAAGATTGACGTATTTGCTAGTCAGTTAGATGCTTTTATCTGCTACGAAAATTTCAAGGAAGACTTGAGTTACTACTTTGATTGAGGTGAAGAATGAACAAATATATAAATAATCTAAGAGAGGTCTTTGCTAGGATTTTCAGACCAAGTAATAGAAAATCCACAAGAACCTATTTACAAAGAAATTTGAATTATTGGAGAAGAAATTCGATTTACTTAGACAATATCTACAATAAGATTTCAACAGATACTGCACAAGTTCGATTTAAGCATGTGAGAATCACTCGAAATCCGACAGGAGTTGATAAGATGGAGTGGTTTGAAAATAGTGATCTTGCAAATGTTTTATCTTTCTCTCCAAATCCCCTTGAAATACCAGTTGTATTTTGGGCAAATGTAACAAGAGCTATGCTGAAAGATGGTGTTGCAGTCGTTGTTCCACGTTGGGAGAATGGTCGACTGATTGAAATTTGGCTTGCCAAGAAAACCATATCATGGACTGCAGAGAGAGTTGAGATTATGATCGATGATGTAGAGATTGAGTTACCTCTTAGTGATGTCTGGGTTTTTGAAAATCCGAAATTAAACGTGACAAGTCAACTAAATCAAATCACAGAATTAATTGATATCAATCTTGATGCATTAACCGAAAAGTTAGGCAGAGGGAATTCAAAATTGAGAGGATTCTTAAAACTACCAACTAAGGCAGCAGATGAACATTTGAAGAAACAAGCTAAGAGTCGAGTTGATAGTATGATGGAACTTGCTGAAAATGGTGGCATTGCCTATCTCGAGCAGGGTGAAGAGTTTATGGAATTAAACAAAGATTACTCAACCGCTTCTAAAGAAGAAATGGAGTTTCTGAAATCTCAACTTTATCATGCTCATGGGATTAATGAAAAATTGTTTACTTGTGACTACACAGAAGAACAATATAGAGCTTACTATTCTAGCGTCATGAAATTATATCAACGTGTATTCTCTGAAGAAATTAATAGAAAATATTTCACGAAGACGGCAAGGACACAGGGAAACAAGCTCTTGGTCTTCTTCGATATGGCTGACATGATTTCATTCAAGGATCTAGTAGAAGGTGGATTTAAATCTAAATACGCAGGTTTGATGAATTCAAATGAATTCCGTGAAACCTATCTAGGGCTTCCAGGATATGAAGGTGGAGAAGTATTCGAAACTAATCTAAATGCAGTCCGTATCGAATCGAGTGAAGGTAATTAAAAATAGGGTGGGCGGTTGGCAGAAATTTTAAGAAAGGAGGTAGGCTATGGAAAAGTTAAAAACCTTTGTCGTCAAGTCAGTTGAGGAAGAGTCAGCTGACTTTCATTTTGAGGCTTATGCCTCCACTTATGGCAATACCGACAGAGACGGCGATGTGATGGCCAAGGGGTGTTTTGATAACACTCTAAAAACTAAAGCTGTCGTACCTATGTGCTTAAACCATGATCGTAATCGTGTCATCGGTAAGCATGAGCTGTCGGTAGATGAAAAAGGTCTGCGAACACGGTCGACATTCAATCTAAGTGATCCAGAAGCTAAGAAAACCTATGACCTCATGAAGATGGGGGCACTGGATAGTCTGAGCATTGGATTTTTTATCAATGATTATGAGCCAGTTGACGCCAAGCAACCTTACGGTGGATGGATTTTTAAAGAAGTTGAAATCTTTGAAATATCTGTCGTGACCGTGCCAGCCAATCCTCAAGCAACCGTTGATAATATTAAGGGATTTGATATGTCTGTGGTTGACAAGCGAATCGCTCAGGCGAACATGAAGCAAGATATCATGAGTAAACTTGCAACGATTTAAAAAAGGAGAAAAAAAATGAAAACACTAGTCGAATTGATGGAAGAACGACAAAAACATGCAGATGAGTTATCTGAGGTCAAATTAAAAAAAGTTTCAATCGAAGAGAAATTGAAGTCAGCAACTATTGGAGAAGAAGAACTTGCACAGTTGAAATCAGATGCAGAAGAATTGGTATCCAAAGCAGAGGAACTCAAGAACACAATTTCTAAGTTAGATATTGAAATTGAAGAAAAAGAAGACAATCTCAATAAAGCTGCTAAATCTATCAAGGAAGTACAGAAAGGCAAGACACAAATGGCATACTTAAAAACAAAAGAAGCTGCACTTGATTTCGCTCGAATCCTCATGGATAACGAAGGCAGCTCAAACAGTGCCCGCAAAGCGTGGGAAGCAAATCTGGTTGAAAAAGGTGTAACTGATGTTAACAAAATCTTACCTGAACCAGTATTGATTGCAATCCAAAATGCATTTAATGATTACGACGGTATCCTGAACCATGTAACCAAAGATCCTCGTTATGCAGTACGTGTTGCACTTCAAACTCAACAATCAAAAGCTAAAGGCCATCAAAATGGCAAAACAAAGAAAGATGAATCTTTTGTATTTATCGATTATACAATCAACTCTGCAGCTGTCTACATCAAGTACAGTTTTGAGTATGCTGATTTGAAGAAGGATACAACAGGTGCTTACTTCAACTATGTGATGAATGAATTAGCCCAAGGCTTTATCCGTGCAGTTGAACGTGCTGTTGTTATCGGCGATGGTAAAAATAGTGATGATGATGACAAAATCACTGAAATTAAATCTATTGCAGAAGAAACACTTGCTCAACTCTTTGATACACAAGAAATCAGTGTTGAAGGGGAATTTGACAGTACTGTTTTAGAAAACCTTGTAAAAGGGATTGATAAACTTGCTGCAAATACAACTCCAATTTTGGTAACTTCAAAAACCATTGCTCGTAAACTTAAAATGGTTAAGGATGGCGAAAAACGCTACATTGATCCACAACCATTCGCACCAATTTCACAAACAGGGAATGTCATTGCTGGTTACCAAGTATATGTCTATGACTGGATGGAAGATGCGACTAACCCAATTATCGCATTTGCTGACAAGGCTTATAAGATGATTGGTGATGATGTTTCTGCTGATCGCTTTGAAGATTATGATGTAACGATGAATCGCCGTCATATCGAACTTGCTAGCGTGCTTGGTGGCCGACTTGGTCAGTACAAATCAGCTGTGAAATTCACAAAAGGTTGATTTTAAATAGAAAGGGGAGTCTAAAATGACAATCCTTAATCAAATTAAAGAAATGGTTGAAGTTGATGTCGAAGAAGAAATCTTCGACACTCAACTTTTAAGCTACATAAATAGTGGGATTTCATATCTAACGAGAAACAACATTCCTATCACTCGCATCGATAAAGAAAGCGAATTGACAGAATGGGATGAGATTGAAGAGGATGATAAAGAAACAATTTTAGATTGGTTACATTTGAGATGTGTTCAGAGATTTGATAAATCCTTGATGACAGGAAACTCAACAACAATGAGCTGGATTGATGAAGAATTGACAAATATTCTCTATCAATTAAAAGCTATTTACGGAGTTTAATCATGAAATCATCTAGAGTATCAATCATCCTTTGTTACGATAAGCGCACAGAGGTCGAAAAAGGTGTTTTTGAAAAAGAAGTTGTAGAAAAGAAAGTCAAAGCTGAAAAAGAGAAAATCTACCAACGTAGGCTTGATAAAGCTTTGGCAGATGGTCAAGTTTTGACAGCAAGATTTCGGATACGTTCGAACTATGTGACAGATTCCTTAGACTACGTGAAGTACAAAGGAAAAGAGTACAAGGTAAATGTTGGAACTGAATCTGATGATGGCCACTACACGATAATTGAATTAGGAGAATTGAAATAATGGCTAAGAAGTTTTTCACCAGGCAAGAAATTCAAGAAATCCTAGAAAAAAACACTTTAAAATCAAAAGTGTTCTATATGGAACGTGAGGAAAAGTCCTCTCCTGACAACGTTATTCTTTACTATCGTTTAACTCCGGGTAGTAGTATTACTGCTGATGACACAGTACACATGAGAAAAGTGACTATTCAAATCAGTCACTATCACAAGAAGAAACTAGACAGCATTGAGGAATTGATGTTGTCTAATTTTATGTGTGAACCTAGTCAGTTGAATCTAAAACAGCCTGATACAGATTACTTACTTACAACCTACAGAATCGAGGTATTCACAAGTGGGAAGTGGTAGCGTTAATGTGAAAACATTAAAAATCGATATACAGAATCAAGTTTTAGAAATCATAGAAAAAGCAGGAAAAAGCACCGCTGGAGACATTAGAGACGGAAGTCCTAGAAGAAACGGGGTATATGAAAAAGGATGGACTCACGAGACCATTGAAGATATCGCTGTAGTATATAACAACGGGAAAGAGAAGTCGCTTGCTCACTTGTTAGAAAATGGCCACGCAACAAAAAATGGTGGATTTGTAGCACCTCAAGAACACATCAGACCAGCTTATCTCAAAAATAAAGAAATCTTTCTCAATAATATGAAATCAATAAAAATCAGACCAAATTAAGGAAGGAGTCACAATGACTTATAAATATGACACACGAGAGGTTACTCATGGTAATGCCATGGGATTCTTTGCTAAGATTTCAAAAACAGAATCTGGGGCACTCGATCTAAAAACACCATACCCATTTACAGGAATGCGAAAAACATCTTTTGAAACTTCACAAGAATCAAAAGCATACTACGCAGATAACGTGGAGCACGTCCGTCTTCAAGGTAAGAAATCAACTGAGGGATCAATTACGACTTATCAAATTCCTAAACAATTCATGATTGACCATTTGGGGAAAAAGTTGACAACTTCAACTCCTCCAGCGCTCATCGATACTGGTGTGAATGCGAATTTCATTTGGGGATATGCTGAAACGGTTACAGATGAGTTTGGTTCTGAGGTTGAAGAGTTCCACATCTGGACCAATGTGAAAGCATCGGCTCCAAAAGGAAGTGCTACAACAGATGAAAGCTCTGCTACACCAAAAGAAATCGAAATTCCATGTACTGCGTCACCTAACAATTTCATTCTAGATTCAGATAAAAAACCTGTTTCAGAAATTGTATGGCGTGATACAGACAAGGGTGTTGTCCGTGCTAAATTTGATAAATTGTTCGCTTCAAGTACCCCAACGAAATTGATTGATTTTATCAATGAAGCTTTAGGAACAACAGCCATCGTGCCAGGAGGCTAAAATGATTAAAAAAGAACTATCATTCACAGCGTTTGATAGTTATGGTGAAGAAAGAGAGCACACTGAAACAGTGCGCTTTCTTTACTCTTTACCAGCTATCAAGATGTATGAACAGCGAACAGGTCGCAACTTCTTTGATGACAACCAAAAAGCACTCACAGCTTACACACAGCTTGCGCTTGCAACTGGTGTAAATGGTAGCTTATCTGATTTAACTGATGAAGAAAAAGTCAAACTAATGCCATTACTTATGGAGCCAGATTTCATGAACTTCCTAACTGAAGTTATCCCTTGTCTGTACGGTGAGGTTGAGAATGGTCGCTTGGTACAGAATGAGCTGACTGCTGAAACAGCCTCTCTTGCTCCTTGGTTTGGGGATTTGATCGATATTGGTTTTTTCTCAGACCTCTTTTATGAATTTAATCGAAGCAGAGCAAAGGTTCCTCAAGATAGAAAAAAGCCTCAACAGAAGTCATAACTTCTGAAAAAATTTATAAGGTTGTTTTTGAAAATCGGATGGATGTTTTTTGGGCAGAAAGTCAACACTTTAATTATTTGATGGGGACACTACATCAGATGAGTATCAATGAAAATGAGAAGAAAACTTTATCAAACGCAGAATTACTAAATGTAATGTCTGACTAAAACTGAAAGGAGGAAATCTATGGCTGAAACATTTGAAGGCTTATATGTCAAATTTGGTGCCAATACTGTTGAATTTGACAGGTCTGTAAAAGGTATCAATAATGCTTTATCTAGTTTGAAAAAAGATTTCAACAACATCAATAGACAATTGAAGATGGATCCAGACAATGTCGACTTGCTGAATCGTAAGTTGCTCAATTTACAGGAACAAGCTCGTGTTGGTGCTATGAAAATTGCTGAACTCAAAAAGCAACAAAAGGAATTGGGAGAATCTGAAGTTGGGTCAGCACAGTGGAATAAGCTTCAACTTGAAATTTCTAAAGTTGAATCACAGATGAAGGTTGTTGACCAGGCAATGAATTCAACCAAAAAACATATCGAAGATGTAGGAAATCCAAAGTCTATTTTAAATCTCAACAAAGAAATCAACAATGTTGCAAAAGAACTTGATATCGTCAACCAGAAGCTTGAATTAGATCCTAAAAATGTAGAGTTGTCCGAAGAAAAAATGAAGTTATTAGGTAAACAATCTTCATTAGCTAAGGATAAGGTCCAGGAGTTGAAACGGAAACAAGAGGAATTAGGAAAGGAAAAAATCGGAACAGAGGAATGGCGACAACTTCAAAGTGAAATTGGGCAAGCAGAAGTTGAGGTGTTAAAGATAGATAAAGCCATGGGGAATCTAGGGGATTCGAGCCGTTCTGCAACAGGAAACATCAAGGAAGCTACAGGATATTTAAAGGCTGATGTAATGATGAATGTTGCTGAAAAGGCAGGACAACTAGGTCAAAAAATGGTTGATGCTGGTAAAAAAACAGTAGATGCATGGTCTGAAATCGACGAAGCGATGGATACTGTTACGACGAAGACTGGACTTACTGGCGAAGCCTTGTTAGGACTTCAGAAAATTGCAAAAGGAATCGCTACATCCTTACCAGCGACTACATTTCAAGAATCTGCTGACGCAGTTGGTGAGTTAAATACACAATTTGGACTTACTGGTGATACTTTGCAATCTGCAGCAGAGTACCTATTGAAATATTCGAAAATAACTGGAGAAGATATTTCAAATTCCGCAATAAATGCCAAGAAAGCAATTGATGCTTACGGTTTATCTAATGAGGATCTAGCGAGAGTATTGGACTCAGTAACAAAGGTCGGTCAGGATACTGGTCAATCTTATGACTCCATCTTTCAAAAAGCAATTGATGGAGCTCCTCAGATTAAGATGCTAGGATTATCTTTTGAAGAGGGGGCGACATTAATTGGTAGATTTGAAAAAAGCGGGATTGACTCTTCTGCGGCTTTAGCTTCACTTTCAAAGGCTACAGTAAACTATGCTAAAGACGGAAAGACATTGACTGAGGGGTTGAACGAGACTGTCAATGCAATTCAGAATGCTACTAGTAAGACAGAAGCAATAAGAATTGCTTCTGAAGTTTTTGGGAGCAAGGCTGCACCACGTATGGTAGATGCTATCCAACGTGGGGCATTTAGCTTTAATGATTTAGCTGAAGCAGCACAAAATTCATCAGGAACTGTAGCAACAACATTTGATGAGACAATAGATCCGATTGATAAACTAACAACCTATTCCAATAAAGCGAAAGAAGGGCTTGCTGAGATAGGTGGTAAATTACTTGAGACTGTTATACCAGCTTTAGAACCTTTGATGGGGATGCTTGAATCTGCTGTCAATTGGTTTACCAGTTTAAATGAAACTGATCAACAGACTATCGTGATTCTTGGCCTCGTTACAACTGCTGTAATGCTACTGCTTGGTGCAATAGCACCGCTAGTTATTGCTATAGGAGCAATAGGTGCGCCTGTTGGAATTGTCGTAGCGGCAATAGTTGCTGCTATTGCCGTTATTACACTCATCATTCAGGCCATCATGAACTGGGGGGCTATATCCGAATGGCTTCAGTCGACGTGGGATGCTTGCGCCGCTTGGCTTTCTGAATTGTGGACTAATATTGTCACGACTGCTACTACAGCGTGGTCAAATTTCACTGCTTGGCTTTCTGAAATTTGGTCTTCAGTAGCCTCAACTGGACAGTCTTTGTGGTCTAGCTTTACTAGCGCCTTGTCCAATATTTTCTCAAGTTTGATTTCAGGGGCTCAGTCACTGTGGTCAAGTTTTACTTCTACCCTTTCCAATTTATGGTCTGGACTGGTCTCAACCGGGTCAAATTTGTTTAATAATTTGGGTAGCACGATTTCAGGAATTTTTAATGGTATTTTATCCACTGCTAGCAGTATTTGGAACTCTATCCAATCAACTATTTCAAATGCTATTGATGGTGCTAAAAATGCAGTATCTAACGCTATTCAAGCTATTAAGAATCTATTTAATTTCAACATCAGTTGGCCACACATTCCATTACCCCACTTTTATGTAAGTGGTTCAGCCAATCCATTAGACTGGTTAAGTCAGGGCGTTCCAAGCATCGGTATTGAGTGGTATGCGAAGGGTGGTATCATGACCAAGCCAACTTTATTTGGAATGAATGGAAATAGAGCAATGGTTGGTGGAGAAGCTGGTGCGGAAGCAATTCTTCCACTCAATAAGTCAACACTTGGTGCGATTGGACAAAGTATTGCTAATACGATGAATACATCGAATAGCATCAATGTCAACTTCTCAGGAGTGACCATCCGAGAAGAAGCGGATTTGAATAGACTAGCTGACGTAGTCGGAACACGTATTGCTGAAGAACTACAAAGAAAAACTAATTTGAGAGGAGGTTTCGCATGACAAAAATTAATGAGTTAATCATCGACGGAGTGAAAACATCATCATTTAAATGTGAGATTCTGGTTGAAACACGACCACAAGTCATCGTATCCTCCTCAAAAACTAGTCTTTTAGAACATGATGGGATTAGTGGTGCAATTGTTCAATCAAACAGGCATCGTAGGTTGATTGAAAAAAGCTACCACATCAGCTTGATTAATCCAACGGATGAAGACTTATACCGCTTTTCTTCTCTGTTAAATCGTGAAAAATTTTGGTTGGAGAATGAACAAGAGCCAAGCGTGAAATATTGGTGTTACAAAGTGGATGATTTCAAAATTATTAAAGATGATTTTGGTGCATGGACGGTAGATGTGAAATTCACTTGTCACCCTACAAAATACTTTAAAGACACCGATACACAGAGATTGACAAGAAGTGGGACCTTGACCGTTCAAGGTTCTGCTCTTGCATTTCCTAAAATTACAATCGTTGGCCAGAGCGCTTCTGAGACTTCATTTACAATCGCTGGTCAGGTCATTAGGCTTGAAAGGATAGCTGAGTCGCTTGTGATGGTCAATAATCCTGACAATCCTAGCTTCAGAACGACAACAGGGAAGACAGTGAAATGGTCAGGGGATTTTATCACAGTTGATCCAGCGAAAGTGCAGAATGTTGGTGTTGTTTTAGGTCCAGGTATTCAATCGCTTGAAATCGAAACGGTTTGGGGGTGGGCATAATTGCTTTATCTACTTAATAAAGATGTGAGAACCGTTCGGTGGAACGGGGAGCCACTTCATGAAGCAAGTTCGGCGATTGTGAAAGAAACCATGAATGGCGATTTCACCTTAACTGTGAAATATCCTATTTCTGACTCTGGTATTTATCAGCTCATCCAAGAAGATATGCTTATAAAGGCTCCGACTCCTGTTCTTGGTGCGCAGCTATTTCGCATCAAGAAACCTGTTGAGCACAATGACCATCTGGAAATCACAGCCTATCACATTTCAGACGATGTGATGCAACGGTCGATCACACCAATGAGTGTGACTAGTCAGAGCTGTGGCATGGCTCTTTCTCACATGGTTCAAAACACCAAAACGGCTCTTGGAGACTTCTCGTTTAACAGTGATATCCAGGACCGTAGGACATTCAACACGACTGAAACAGAAACTCTATACTCTGTATTGCTGGACGGTAAGCATAGCATTGTGGGTACGTGGGAAGGCGAGCTGGTTCGTGATAACTTTGCGATGACTGTCAAGAAGAGCCGTGGCGAGAATCGTGGTGTTGTTATTACAACGCATAAGAATCTGAAGGACTACCAACGTACAAAAAACAGTCAGAATGTTGTCACAAGAATCCATGCAAAGTCGACGTTTAAGCCTGAAGGTGCTGAAAAGGAAACGACTATCAGAGTGACTGTAGATAGTCCTCTTATTAATTCTTATCCTTACATAAACGAAAAAGAGTATGAGAACAACAACGCAAAATCCGTTGAAGAGTTGCAGAAGTGGGCACAGGCTAAGTTCTCAAATGAGGGCATTGACAAGGTCTCTGATGCTATCAAGATTGAAGCTTATGAACTTGATGGCCAAGTGGTTCATATGGGTGATACAGTCAACCTGAAGAGCTGGAAGCACAATGTCGATGCATTCAAGAAAGCTATTGCTTATGAGTTCGACGCTTTGAAGGAAGAATATATCTCTCTGACGTTCGATGACAAGGCAGGAGTTGGTGGTTCTAGGACTTCTGGTGGCTTATCTAGCGCAGCGGATGCCATCCTTGGAGTAACAGAATCTGCACAAGAAGTTGCCATTGAAAAGGCTCTTCAAAATGCAGACTTAGACTTTGATCATAAGGCTGGATTGCTTAGACAGGAAATTTCTGACGGTATTGAACTGGCCAAAGCCAGAGCTGAAGAAGTCAAGAGAGAACTGTCTGACACTATTGACCAGCGCTTCAATAGTTTTAACAATGGCCCTCTACAAGAAGCCAAGCGCAGAGCCGAAGAGGCCTTGCGAAACGCTGGCGCAAGTACCCTGCTTGCTCAAGAAGCGAAGCGGATTGGTCTGGACTCCATCGCTAGGCTAGAAGCGTTCAAGTCTCAGGCAACGAGCGCACAGACGGCTCTTTCTGGTGATTTGGACGTTCTGAAGCGAACAGTCACAAGCGAGGTCAACCAAGCGTCTGAGTATCGCAGAACGACCACAGAGGCTCTTAGTCGTATGACTGGTCAGATGGACGGCTTTGCGACGAAATCAGAGGTCAAACAAGGCATTGATGGGCTGACTCAGACATTTGCCAAAATGAAGGTCGGCGGGCGGAATCTATGGATAAAATCCAAGACGGTTGGAGCTGTAATTGAAAAATTACCTGAAAACCACGTCACAGGTCAAAAAGAATGCTATAGGCTAGAGAACAACTCGACTCTAACCTTCAACATTGAACCAGATTTCAGCTCAAGGCTGCATCAAAAGGTCACTTTTAGCGCTTGGATCAAGTATGAAAATGTCGTTCAAGGTCAAAATTTTTGGAATGTATTTAATTGCTTCAAACATTATCTTTTTAGAAAAAATAGTAAGACCGGAGTACAGAGTAGTCCAGATTATACTACGCTTGGTATGTATAAGGGCTCGTCAGATTGGAAGTATATCACGTTCACTTATGATTACTCTGAGAACCAAAATTTTGATCAATTGAAGACATCATTGCGTTTCAATCTTGAAGGTGCTACAAGCGGTACAGCTTGGGTTACAGGAATCAAGGTTGAAATCGGTAGTGTGGCGACGGATTGGTCACCAGCACCAGAAGATGGAGAAAACGAACTTTTAGTCGCTAAAACTGAGTTCAAGAAGACAGCTGACGGTCTATCTACTAAGATGGCAGCTGTCGAAAGCTATGTCGGACAAGATGACCAGAGACAGGAAGCCTTGAGAAGATACACTCGAGAAGAGAGTGCACGACAAGCGACAGCAGTCCGTGAGTTGGTCACAAGGGACTATGTAGGAAAAGCGAGTCATCAGGAAGATGTGAGAGCTATTGAACGTAAGTTTGAAGCTATCACCAACCCTCAAAACGGTTCGATTGCCACTCAGATTGCGACCTACAGAAATGCAGTAGATGGACGATTTACAGAAATCACCTCAATGATTTCTGGCAAGGCTAGTCAAGCCGACTTCCAAAAAGTCAAAGAGACAAGTCAACTCTACGAGCGCATCTTGGGCAATACAGATAATGGAATTGCTAACAATGTCGCTCGCATGGCTTTGACCAATCAGTTGTTTCAGGTTGAGGTGGCGAAAAATGCTAGCAATGGTCAAAATTTGTTGAAAGGAACAAAAGGTTTTTCTGGCGATTGGAAAAATATGGCTGCTGGCTGGAAAAAACATTCAGACAAGTATCAAGGATGTGATGTCTTGTTTAAAAACAATTCGTGGAATGGTATTGGACAAGAGATTGATGCGAATATTGGCGAAATCTATACATTCAGTTTATGGATGAAGAGTGACTGGAAGAGCGACACAGTAAATTTTTATGTCAATAAGAATGGCTCTGTTGAGAAGGGGTGGGGTGTTCCATCTGAAACATCGGTCGCTATAACAAGTGAATGGAAACGTTACTCATTTACTTTCAAAATCACTGCAAATGGATTTATCTTCCCTCGTGTAGAGCGCCTCAATCAATATACAAATCTTTACGTTGCAGGCCTCAAGCTTGAAAAAGGATCGTATGCAACACCGTACACCGAAGCCCCTGAAGATACCGACGAAGCGATTCGCACTGTTCAAAGTCAACTGGCTGGCTCATGGTCGGTTCAAAATCTGACGAGTGCAGGGGCTTTAGTTTCAGGTCTCAATTTTGGTGCTAATGGTCACAATCGTATCACTGGTAAGTTAACCCACATAACTGGCGAGACTCTGATTGATAAAGCAGTTATCAAGTCGGCTATGGTTGATAAGCTGAAGACAGCCAATTTTGAAGCTGGTTCAGTGACCACAGTTGTTTTAGATGCTGAAGCGGTCACGGCTGAAAAATTGAAAGTTGACCAGGCTTTCTTTAATAAGCTTGTCGCAAATGAAGCTTATTTGAATCAACTTTTTGCCAAGCAAGCCTTCATCAACCGTGTGCAGAGTGTTGCAATTGATGCAAGTCAGGTTCGGTCAGGTATTTTAAGTGGTGATAGGATTTACGGTGGGACCATTAGAGGGGCCAGCATATATGGGGGAACCTTAACAGGGCACACCCAAATCCAACTAGGCTCTTATGGCTCATTTGATACTGTAAATGGAGGTTTACAGATTAACGTACCACGAGACTATAATGCCAAAGATGGATTGGGCGTTCAATTCATCGGGTCTTATGGTCGTGGGGAAAATGTCCCTTATGGGCTTTTCATTTACAAGGACTCGGATTTTACTACTGGCGGTTACGCAAGCAAAAGTGATGACTTCCTATTAACAGTAGAGGGATACATCAAAGCGAACGGAATTGGCTGGTTTAAGACCGGGAAAGGGTCTATCGATGGATCAAGCACAGCAACTATTGGCTATTGGAATTCATCTGTTTCTCTGGATTTTGGTGGTTCAGGAAATGATATCTACTATAGTTATAACGGTAAAGCGTACAGTCTGTGGACAATAGTCAATCAGCATTTCTCGGACAGACGTCTGAAAGAAAACATCGTTGAATGTAAGCACAAGGCTCTTGATTATATCCAGCAATTCCAGTTCAAGGAATACGACTGGAAGAAACAAGAGGATAGACCACAACAAGCACACACGAAGATTGGATTGATCGCTCAAGAGGTTCAAGCGGTAGATCCTACTCTTGTTTACGAGAATGGAGATACGCTGAACCTAGACAATCTCAGATTGACCAATATTGCACTCAAAGCTATTCAGGAGCTTGCTCTTGAAAATAAAACATTAACACAAAGATTGGAGAACTTAGAAAATGAACGCAGAACAGCTTAACCAAGCCTTACAAATGACAATTAGTGAAATGTCAACAGCCTCAACAAATTCGATGATTACAAGTAATCTCTTGACCATTCAGTTGAATGAGCAAGTGGCAGAAAATCAAAGACTTCAGGCACGAGTGGATGAGCTGGAAGCTCTGCTTGATGAACAAACTAAACCAGCAGAAGGAGAATAGACATGGCAATCAATGGCTATAACTTATCAACAAAACCGTACTTAAGAATTTCTGGATCCAATGTTGAGACGGTGGTAGAAATTCAATTATCAGAAGGAAATCGCTACAGCACAAACTCACGATCATTTCCTGGAGACCGGACAAATGAGTCAGAAGATGTTTTGATTCAAGCGGTGTTGGATGTTCTCAAGTCTGAATTGGACCCAAGCTCTGCAATTGTGCAGGCGCAGAATAAGCTTGAACAAGCTGAGCAACAGATTGCACACAACAAGAGCGAGCAGGACAGACTTTCTGCTCTTGCAAATAAAATCGACAAAGTAGTGCGTGTCATGGCTCAAGATTCCATCATGGGTGAGAAAATTGCCTACGGGACAACCTACAAGGAGCTTGTCGAACTCTTCCCACTTGTTGAGGAAGGCAAGGTCTATCAACCGGGTGATATGTTTGTGATTGAAGATCCTGAACACGTCGAATTGAATGGCGAAGGCAAGCATGTCTTGATTCAGACAAATCAGGCTTTTACTTACAAAGGCGAATCTATCCAGCAACTTGAAGGTGGACCATCTCAAAATGGTTTACTTGCCGTTTGGAAGTGGGATGGAACAAAAAACGACAAACAGACTCAAACATCTAATGAGTTAGAGACAAAACCTGTTCAGTAAAGGAGAATATATGAAAATCGAATTGTTTAACTTTTTTAGAAACCTGATTCAAACAGAAGATGGTTTGGTATTATATGCGCTAGGCTTAATTGTGATTCTAGAAATCGTAGATTTTGCGTCAGGAACCTTCGCAGCGATCGCAAATCCAGAAATTGAATACAAGAGTAAGATTGGCATTAACGGCCTGATTCGAAAGATTCTAGGGGTCCTCTTGTTGATGGTATTGATTCCGATGTCTGTCCTGCTACCTGAAAAAACAGGTTTCGCATTCTTGTATTCGATTTATCTCGGATATTTGCTTTTTACTTTCCAATCACTCATCGAAAATTATCGTAAGTTGAAAGGGAATGTGACTATCTTCCAGCCTATCATTAAGGCATTTGAGCGCTTATCTGGTGACAAAAACGACAAGAACGAAGGAGAACAATAATGGATATTGATACAAGTAGACTAAGAACTGATTTGCCACAGGTTGGTGAGCAACCATATCGTCAGATTCATGCTCATTCAACTGGTAATCCAAACTCAACAGCTCAAAATGAAGCAGACTACCATATGCGTCGTCCTGTTGATTCAGGATTTTTCTCGCACGTTGTCGGCAACGGCCGTGTGATGCAAACCTGGTACACAGATATGGGTGCCTACGACGTGGGAGGTGGCTGGAACGTTGAAGGCTACGGACAAGTAGAATTGATTGAGAGCCATGCTACTAAGGAAGAGTTCATGCGCGATTACAAGCTCTATGTTGAACTATTGCGCAACCTTGCTGATGAAGCAGGGATTCCGAAAACGCTGGATTCTGACAGCCTAGCAGGCATCAAGACACATCAGTATTGTACATACAAT